TGTCACTCCAACTAAAGCCATGTACCGTTGTAATTTATTAGAATAGTTATCAAACTCTTCCCGCAGTGCCGTTGTTTCAGTTGTTGTTAACGCCGTTTTTCTTTCGGGATTAACTTCGAACGCCATCCCGGGGTATGCGCCTCTCCAAAACATTTCAGCACTACCACCTAATAGTTTTTTAATATCAAGTAAGAAATTCCACACGGGCTCCATTCGCGGCACACCAAACACTTCACTACATCCTTTATTTTCGGCGACGTGAATAACGCGGGTCCAATGTATTAGGATTTCATCACCAGCGATTGCACCTTCAACATTCTCTGATTTAAGACTATATAATTCAGGTAACCCGAATCGTGGCGACGTGACATCTGTGACTTTCTTATTGATGATTAACATCGCTTCGGAAAGTGGCTTAAGATAAAGCAATGTACGCTTTGTTTTTCTCTTAGAACCTTTGCCCGTTTTTAAGTCGACGCCGTCAACCGGTTCATGTAACTTTTTATTGTCATTAATGCCTATGAGCAATGCGCCATATCGACCGATGCCAGTTAAAATATCAAGCCTTGAAAAGTACTGGAAGATATGAAATTCTTTGACTAAAGCTTTCCATTCCTTTTCAAAAGCACTTTCATTTTCACTTTCACTTTCAACGATCTCAGGCGTTACATTCCAGCATTCCTCTGGCATTATTTTATTAACACGATTCGCGATTCCATGCCTTTTGAAAAACGTTTGATAGTCACCAATTGATATGTTCAATGGATACCCACATTCAGTGTCCATGTCACGTGTTTCATCGAGTATCTTTTGAAGAAGCTCTCGCCGTAATGTATACGCGTTTGCAAGAAGGGCTTGTTCGTTAGTTGTTAAAGTTTCAGCCATTATAATTTCCCTACGTAAACTTCGCCTTCAGCGAGATGGTTAAATGCACCAGACATTGCGTCTACTTGATCTTTATATTTACTCGCTGGAAAATACCGTAGTTCATCGATAAGCGGTTTATTCCAATTAGCTGCAACCATCCAGAAATTCCCACCGTTTACTTGGTCAGCACAAGGCCCGGCCCTTACTACTTTATTCCCACTACTTGCACCGACGTGGTCTGCTTGAATTCGATAGCCGGCTAAGTTTCGCACGGTGTATAGTGCCATGTCTTTGCCACCGCTACCCGGCTCTTGTTCTACCCATATAAGAGTTTCTTTACCGTCAATCGCAGCAGTGCTTTTTATAATAGCTTCTCGTTCGTCCATGCCCCATTGTCCACGAACAATATCGAGTATCCAAAATCGGCCTTCATTGTCAAGCCCTAATAGCATGCCCGCAGTAAAACATCCCGCACCTTGTGTTCCAGCTTTGTCCCAGTATCGTATTTTCATTACCCATTTATCAGTAGGAATACCAAGGGTAATTCTATCAGGTTTGAACATAGCACCGCCACGAGGCACAGGTGTTTGATTGAACTGGCCAGCATATCCAAATTCGCCAAGAGCTTTGAAATTACTTTTCAGTGTTTCAAGCGACAATCTTGCTGGGTCTAATAAACCATTAACATAAAACTTCCGTACCTCGGCAGGTTTAACAAGGTCACTATCTTCAGCAGGTAAACAAATATGTTTAACTGATTCATACGTGTCGAGCACGTGTTGCGTACAGTCGTTTTGATGAAGTCGCTGCATAATCAAAATCGTTGGGGTAAGATCTTTATCAACTTTACGTGTAAACAACGTTTCGCTCATTACGCGATTTGCTTTATTTAATTCGACCTCACTGACGGCTTTTTCAGGATTTAGCGGGTCATCGACGCAAATAAAATGAGCATGCATACCAGTCACCATGCCTTGTGTTCCAAAAGAATATCGACTACCGCCTTTTGTATTTACAAAGTGTGACTTTGCATGTTGATCTTTTCTTAATTGTACCTCAGGAAATAATCGTTGATACTTATTACTAATAACAACGTCTTTATTTTTACGGGCTAAGTCCGTTGCCAATTCATCAACGTAACTTCCACCAAGATAACGAGACGATGGCATACGCGTCCATGTCCACGCGGGAAACATTATAGAACTCGTAGTAGATTTTGTTGTTCCCGGCGGTATATTAATAATAAGGTCATACTGTTTCTTTTTACCAGCGAACACCCGCTCAGCAACATACTGTAATTCATCTGAAATGTATTTAATATGCCAATTCCAAATTGGTCGTTCTGCGATAATCTCGTTCCAGAATTCTTTTATAAATTCAAAAAATGATTCACGACAGATTGATTGTAACAATTCATCTTCGTCAAATTGTACATTGTTACCAGTTCGTAAAGCGGCGAGCAGTTCTTTTCGTTCTTCGAGGGTATATCCAAGCGCGTCGAGGGGAGTGACTGCTGTATATTCAAGTATGCGTATTTCTTTTGCTTGAATCAGTTCTGGGTCATAGTCTACGTTATCAAATACTACGCGGTCAAAGTTATTTGCTCGTAATTCGCCGGGCATACAAAACGTAATGTTTTCAAATTTCAAATATGGAAGGTATTCAAATTTACTAAAGAGGGCTTGCTTTGCTGTGTCGGGAAATTGAGATAACCAAAGCCCATGCTTTGCTTCAGTCAGCCACATGAGCAAAATGTCACGTGCAATGTTATCTTCGTCATACGTGACTTTCTTAAAAGCGGACTCGTCGAAGACAACTCGCAAATGGTCCGGACAAATTATGTCAAGAACTATCGACATTTCCGATGTTCACCTTTATAATTGGATTTAATTTATCATTTAACGGTAGTCGAACGCGTTCATCAATGGCCAATGCTATTGCTTCGGCGAGTCCAAGATATTCCGTCCCGCATACATCGTTAATGGCTAAAACAATTTGCATAACAATTAAATTAACTACTTTCAAGCTAACTTTTTCGCCCGCTTCTTTCTCCAATCTTGATGCAGCAAGAACTAAGTCTTTTACTTCAGTCATTGCAGTTGACAACGTTGAAATCATCAAAGATTTTATTTCGGGAGTTAATTTTTCAGATAATTCTTCATCATATAGTGGTGATGCTAATTTCAATGCTTCACACGCATTAGCTCGAGCGATTGCCAGTTCTTGATATAAACTAATTTGTTCATCATGTGGTTTATCAAGTAACTCTCTAACCCGTTCTGATAACTTTGGACCTAAGAACTTTGAATATATCACAGGTAATCTTCTCTTTCCGGTTCTGCAGTAAATAGCTTGTGCTCGACGACCACCATGAAACTGACAATAATTACTTGTTCTCAAAGCCCATCGTCTACATCTTACTCGAGTTACTTGAGAGTTCGCTCTACATTGTCTTAAATGCCCTTCAGGCGGCGCTCCGCCCGTAATACGTTTTGGATGACCTTCAAGCGATGCTCCGTCCATACTGCTTTCCTTATTAAAGGTTATTATAAACTGTTTATGTCACCATGTACATCACTAACTATTACTATTTTTATACCAAACTGTTTAACGCATAATTTCTTATCCAACATTCTTTGGTAATATTATTTCGATACACATCACCACCGCATGTACGTCTTATCCATTTTTTATCAATTATGAAATCAGCATACATTGTTTCAAGTTCATTGCCTGCATTACTCATTAACCAATATGCGCCCATTTCATTTAAATATTTACACCAATCGGCCAAAAGTGTATGGTGATACATTTCAAAGCCAGGTGAATATGCACCTTTGATATACGGTGGGTCAAAAAAGAAAAACGATTTAGGCTTAACGTCAACGTTGTTTAATGCAATATGAAAGTCTTGATGTGATATTTTAATTCGAGCGTCTTGTAATATACTCGATAACTCTTGTAAATTCTTATAATAAGACGGGCTTCTTTTTTCAAAGCTCCAACCTTTTGAAAAATTAAATTCGCCTTTTCTGTTTTCTCGCCAGCCACCACCAAAACAAGATTGAATCAACCATAGCATTCTACCGGCTTGTTTTATATTAAGATCAGTACATAAATTAAAGTCACTTCGTACTTCATAGTAATCTACGTGCTTTAGCTGTTGCATTGTTTTTATAACGTCATTTAAATTGTCACGAACTTGATGATAAGCATTGACCAAGTTTATATTACTATCCGATAAAAGAAATATATCACATTCTTTAAAAACAGAATAAGCTATTAAAAACACTGACCCTGCACCTACAAATGGTTCTATATATTGCTTAGGATTTTTTACAAAGTACTGTAATATTTTACATTTTAATTTCGTTTTACCGCCATGCCATCGTATTAAGTTATTGATCATTTATTCATTCTCCTTAATATGACATATACGAATACTTATAACTTCAAAAGTGTAATGCCCACACTTGATACATTGGGTGGGCATAACCGCATAAGACTGCGCACAATTTGCACAATCATAGAATTCAAGAATATGTGATAATAAAATACGCTGACTATTGTCGCGTGCTTTAAGTTTCTTCCATTTCGCACCCGCCTCCGCCTCTACTTTTCGCAGATACGGT